ATTACAAAAATGGAAATAGTTCAAGTGGAAGGGAGCCGTAGTGTAAAGCGTTTAGTTGATTTTTATAATCTCGATGCAATTATAGCCGTTGGATACCGTGTAAACAGTAAGCGAGCAACCCAATTCCGTATTTGGTCTACCAAAACGCTTCGCGAATACCTGGTGAAAGGATACATTCTTGACGATAACAGGTTTATTAAAGGCCAATCCTTGACTTACTTCAAAGAGTTGCTGGACCGTATCCGTGCGATCCGCATATCGGAAAGATTGTTTTATCAGCAGATTAAAGATATCTATATGCTAAGCATTGACTATGATAAGAACGATCAATTAACACTTGATTTTTTCGCATCGGTTCAAAACAAATTGTTATGGGCTGTTAGCGGGAAAACGGCAGCAGAGCTGGTATATTACAGATCCAATGCATCATTGCCAATGATGGGTTTAACATCTACAGAAAAAGAAGGTATTGTTAAAGCTTCGGATATCAATATAGGTAAGAACTACCTAACGAAAGATGAGCTGGACAATTTGAAATTGATCGTAGAACAGTATCTGTCTTTTGCCGAAGCTCAAGCGATTAATCATATACCAATGAGAATGAAAGACTGGGGTGATAATCTAAATATAATCCTCACAATGAACCGGAAGAGTATTTTGGAAGGTCTTGGTAAGGTTTCAAAAGAGTTGGCGAGAAAAAAAGCTCAAAAAGAGTATGCTTTATATAAGGAATCCCAAAAGGAACAGGAACATCTGAATAGTATCAAGGAGCTTGATAAAGACTTGAAGGAATTAAAAAAGAAGAACCCTCCTAAATAACATACACTTTTTACATCTATTATTGGAGAGTTAGGCGGCTATCCCATCAATTCATGGTTTAGTCGCCTTTTTCATATCCGGGCGGTATCCAAATACGGATATGGTTATGAAATATTAATCATGAAAGCTTGGTATACAATACTGATTTTGATTCTATGCCTTCTCTGTTTTTGGGCTGGCCGATGTACGAAGAATGCAGAGTTCGATTTTGTCCAAAAAACCGACACATTTATTCATCGTGACACGATTCGGGATAGCATTCCTTATCCTGTCTATGAGACATTGATACAGACTGTCCCGGAGCTGTTCCCTGTCTATATTACACTTGAGGGGGATACAGTGAGAGAGCCGATCTTTGTGCCTATCCCTATCACACAGAAAGAATACTTGACGGACGATTATCATGCTTGGGTGTCTGGATATAATCCTTCGCTCGATAGTATTGATATATTTCGAAAGACAATGTCTATAACAAAACGGCAGTCATCCCGTCGCTGGGAAATAGGCATCACGGCCGGTTATGGGATAGGAAAAAATGGCCTGTCTCCCTATATTGGAATAGGAGGGTTCTATAAGATTTGGTAATATAATATTCATTATCTCTTTAAGCGAATGTTTTCACTTTTTGCAGAATTATAATTTTTTTATAACTTGCTACAGTTTTCCATTCAAGTCGATTGTGAAATTTATGGATGATTATAACATTATTTTTGATTAATTCAAAATAGTTTTTAAGATATGAAGAAAAAACACATTTATCCATTCCTCACTCTATTATTCGCCTTTTTAGCTGGATGTAGCAAAGACGAACCGGCCGTAGGTCCGGAAACAGATAGCCCGGAACCTCCTATCGAAAATCCTTCGTCTTATGTCCCCATTGATTGGGAGAAAACGAAAATAACGGAAATGCATCCGGAGTCCGGCATTTTCACACTATCATTTTCCGGAAACGAGATTCCAGTGTTCGACGAGAAATATTCATTAGTCGTGCTACAAACAGATACTTCTGCATATTTGCGTCGCGTGATGAATGCCCAAACAGACGGAAATACTGTAAAGTTGCAAACGATCGAAGCGACCATGCAGGAATTATTTAGCAATACGGAATTCACCCTATCCGCAGGCGACCCATCTGAGACGAAATCTACGCAAGGAAACGTTTACGCGCCGTCTAAAGTTATCCGGATCAATGAAGATGGAAGTGGCCAAGTCTTATATGACGAAAACAGCAAGACCAAAGGTGGAAATGATAGAGACATTTCGATACCCATTCTTCCCATATTAGATTTGGATCTCAAAGATTTCAACATTGAACAAGAATTTGGAGATATTACCGATGTCAGCGTTTCTGCAGAAGAGTTTAGGCTATTTCTTAAATATGCATTTGATCTGTACTTCAAATTCGGTCCAGCTGTAAACGAAAAAGAAATCGATGAAAACTTCAAGATTCCAGTCAGTAAATTGAATGAGTGTCGTTTGACGTATACAGGCAAAATGATTAGTAATACAAAAGTCCAGTTTACTGTAAGCCGGAATTTCAAAAAAGATGGAGAATTTAAAATACCAATCACCCTCTATCGGTACATATTTGTATACATGATCGGATATATACCCGTGTGGGTAGAACTTAACGTTGATCCATTTATCTCTTATGAAGTAGGATTTGGCGGAAGCGTAACAGCCACTATAGGTTATAACTTGTCGGGGAACTTTGAAATCGGCTGTGAATATGAGAGTGGAAGCTCGGTTAAACCTGTCAAATCTGCTAATTACAGTTTTGAAGCCATGCCCTTTGAGGTAGGGTTGGATGGAAGCTATATTTATGGGAAAATGGCTACAAGATGCAGAATAAGTTCATTGCTTTATAGCACTACGGGTCCCACAATTTCAATAATCCCTTTTGTCGAAAACAAATATTATACCGGACTTCCTTTTCCTGATTATATGTCATGGTCGAATGAGATAGACGGAGGAATTGAATTTCAAATGGGAGTAATGGCAAAATTCTTGGGAATGGAAAAGGAATTAGAATTCAGACCACTTTTTGGCTTGAGTACGAACATATATAAATCACCCAAACGTATCCGACTGACAGCCCCGGCTAACCACTCTGATGTCAAATTTAACGAACCCGTAAAAGTCTTGTTTTCCGTCACTGGCGAATGGACTATTCCACTCTTGGAACCGACAGAAATAGCACAAAAAGGGGCGATGGTCCAATTCAAGTCCAACAACATGAAATTAGACAAAAAGATCGTTCTCACGGACGAAAAGGGGCTTGCTGAAGTAAAATGGACGCCGACCGAGGCAAACGATTCACTTGTCGCCACCATACTTGACCATGACGGGAAAGAGTTAGACCGAGCTGTATTCAAACCGAAAGAAACGGGAGAAGGATCTGGTGCGGAAAAGTTCTCGATCGCGGGAATATGGGAAGGAGAAAGCACTATGGCAGCTGGTGATGCTACTTTGACGATGAAAGAAATACTTACATTAAATGAAAATGGAACATATAACTATGTGTATAATCCGGAGAAAAAAGTCCTTGAAACCACCCATCCGCATACAATTTGGGGCCTTGTCCCTTGGCGTATATACAGTTATGCTTATAGCTACGGGTACTATAAATACGACACGAAGACATCCCTTTTGACATTAAACCCTGAAAAAGCAGAACATGACTGGTTTAATATCATTGGAGACGAGCCGGAAGGCGGGGAGATGGATCCGCCTGAATTGACGAAAAAGGGAACTTTCGAAGTAGAAATAGAAAGTGCAACAAACATATATATTGAGAATGGAGGCAGATTTTATAAAATGGATTAACCTGTCGTCAACTGGAAAATGGAAAAATTTACTTTTGTGCTACTGACGTGGCGAAGGTATTGGGTTATGTTAATCCTAGGGATGCAATAGTAAGACATTGTAAGCCAGGGGGCGTCGTGATCCACGACACCCTTACTAATAGTGGTGTTCAGCCAATTAAGTTTATAAATGAAGGCGATGTATACAGACTAATTGTTCGTTCTACTCTTCCTTCTGCGGAAAAGTTTGAGAAATGGTTGTTTGAAGAGGTTGTGCCATCGATTCACAACAAGGGTTATTACGGAAATATAAATCGCGCCACATTGCCTAACTTTACCCAGAGATATATTGATAATGTTCATTCTATTCCTTCCGGTTATTTTTCTGTAATAACAGAGTTATTTGTTAGAATGCATGCTTTATTAGAGAAAGCAGGATATGTTATCCCCGATAAGGGGGTGCATGGCAAGCAGATGATGCCGGATATTTCAGTAGGTAGAGGTTTCGCTCAATTCTTAAAGCGGAACAACTCTGAATACTATGATACCCATAAGACATATAAACATAAGTTCCCGGACGGGCGTATAATAGATGCAAACATGTATTCTATTGATGCTCTCCCTATGTTTATTAGGTACATAGAGGAGGATTGGCTTATGAATCGTGCACAAGCTTATTTCAAAGATAAAGATCCTATGGCTTTAGATTACTTGCCCAAAATTATTGCACCACGTAGAATAGCATAACAAACTGGATGATATGGAAGAAGAACGCACTTATTATAAGGAAGGGTTGCTAACAGAAGAGCAAGTGATAAGGATGTGTAGAGAGGCAAAAGAACATTAAAGAAATGGATGAAGTGGCTGTAGATAAAAGTATTAAACTTTTCCTTGACGCTTTCAGTGAGGTTTGTAGCTTATAATATTGAAACAAGAGCTCAAGAAATCACCCACTTGGGCTCTTTTCCCTTCCCTCCACCTCTCTCTCAAAACTTTTTAGTATATTTGGGAAATACTTAAATCAAACAGCATGACAGAATTAAAGAATTTCATAGTAAACAACAAAGATCGCGACGATTTAGTCGGAGATATTTGTACTAACCTTTTAAGAGATCAAAAATTTACCCAACTTGAAAGCGAAAGAATTTAGCGTGAGTATATCATGATGAGAGGTACTGTGAAGGTTCACATACGAAATGCGGTTAAAGAACTTTTCAAAGAATATTCTGAAGAAGATGTGCATTTTGATGGCGAGGAAGATTACTAATAAAAAGGAAACGAATTTTTTCATAGTTAAGGTAGAGCGTTCAGACAGTGATATCCAGACGCTCTTTAAAACAGCAACCTCCCATCCTTCTTATCCATCACCGCATTGAAAACACTTTTGTAGGTCTCATACAACTCCTTCCTGTTTTCCGGTCCCGGCCAATCAGCAAAAGACTCTCCTGCAAAAAATTTCCAAGCAAAGATACGTTTGGCTTTTTCGGATAAGCCTAATTGATCGATTATGTTCCGGACATCCTGCATACGTTCCCGGATATATTCGGTATGATCTGGGCTGTCATCGGGTTCGTCGATGATATTCAGCCGTCGCCAATCTACATTCTCATCTACCGGAATAGGCTTGTATTTATGCCGGTAGGGAGATGTATCCGAGGTAACGTTTAGCTTTATCATTTGCAGGATATAGAAGTCAAGTTCAGTATATTTACCCTGTTTGGCTTCCATTAGCCGGGAGAGATGCTCCAGGGGCTTTTGAAGCAGCATACACATTACCTCGTTCAATACGTCAATAGCTTCGTCTGTCATTCCGGCAAGTGAGCAGTGATACTTAGCGTAATCCAGCCACCTGTCGTAACGTTTCTCTATATATTTATTCAATGCCTCACTTGCCATAGTCGTCCTTATTTGATATATTTGTTTCTGGTTGTAAGAGGGTGGCGCTGTGAGGACGTGCCTTTCTTTTATCTAAGATATTGGAAATAGTTGTTCCATTCTTTTTTAGCCAATTTAGGGGCGAATGAGAATAGGTATCCTAATGATTTTAGGACAATCCCGGCGATAAGAAACAATCCACCTATACATATTGAAATAAGAAAGGGAACAGTGAGTAACATTGCTATGATTTTTATATTTACTTTCATGCTTATTCCTCCTCTTCGTTCGTATCAAAAAGATTGGCTACCATATCGACAATATTTGTCTGGATATTATCTTCAGCCCCCAATACGGCATTACTGATGTGCTTTTTCTCTTCGATGATCCGATAGAGCTTTTGGTCGATTGTCCGACGGCCGAGCAGGTAGTAGCAATTCACAGAGTCTTTCTGCCCGATGCGATGGGCACGGCTTTCTGCCTGATCACAATCTGCATACGTCCAAGGTAGCTCAATAAAGGCGACATCGCTGGCTGCTGTGAGCGTAATACCGGCGCTGGCGGCTTTGATGGAACAGATGATGACGTCGGTTTTCGGATTCTTTTGGAAAGCGTCGACAGAGGCCTGTTTCTCTTCCATACTTTGCCTCCCTGTAACACAGACGGCAGAGGGGAAAGCGGCCAACAGACGGTCTACTACGTCATGCAGGTTACAAAACAGGATAATCTTTTTGCCATTCTCCTGAAAGTCCTTCACGAAGTCGATCACCTCTTTCAGTTTGCCGCGTGCGGTAATATCTTTCAGAATACCAATACGGACCATCACTTCCCCTTTCAGTGACTTTTGAATCTTTTCATCATCCGCTTCCTTGTAGCGTTTCAGATAATCGATCAAGTCGCGTTCGGCATCCATATATTCTTTTCGGTTCGTGATTTCACAGGAAACGATCTGACGCACTTTATCCGGCAACTGGGTGAGTACTTTCGACTTTTCCCGACGAAAGAAGCAGTGTTGCCATAGCTTATAATTTAGCTCCTTTAGATTGCTCGCTTGGTTAGGACCGGAACAGTACCGAAGCATGAAACCTTTCCATCCACCCATATCGATCATGCGATCCATAATACCCAATTGTGCAACCAGATCCTTTGGTTTGTTGACAACAGGTGTCCCAGTCAGCAAGATGATATATTCTTTCCCGGATGCAATGCCTTTGCAAAACTTGGTCTGCTGGGTGGCCGTTGATTTGACTTTATGCGATTCGTCGATTATCACGGACTTGAACAGTTTGATCGTGTTGTGAAATTCGACATCTTTCAATGTCCATTTCTCTGCTTTCATGATCCGCCGGACAAAGTATTTTCGTAGGCTTTCGTAGTTTACGATAAAAACCTGGTTCATGCCTGTCTGCCAGAAGAAAGGCCAGCTATCGCGGACGGAATCGGTTAATACCATCGCTTTCTTGTCTGTAAACTTATGCCATTCCCTTTGCCAATTGATCTTGACAACATTCGGGCAGATTACCAGGCAGGGGAAGGCGTCGGCCTTGTTGATAGTGGCGATGCTTTCAAGTGTATTGTGCGTTACAATATAATTGTTTGTCAGATACAAATGATCCGGAGCGGTTACGCTTATACATACGGAATCTTCCTCTCTAATATATTCGATAGACGAGATATACCGTGAACAATAGTTCGTCTTTTTGATGTTCCATTCGGCAGCTTTCCGTTCGAGGTAGAACGGGCAAACCTTGATCCTCACGTTTACTTGAAACTCCACGCCTTTACCTTCATTTCGCCTGTCGTACCTGCGTATGATCGCCTGTCCTCCAAGGGAACGTACCAAAAGGGCAATGTCACGTGCCATGCCATAGGAAAGGGTACTGTAGGTGATCCTGTTTTTCTTTCCCGATGTTCCATGAATCCGGGTTACTCAGTTCATCCAGCATTTTATACAGGTCGAAATCTTTGATCTTCAATCGTAAGCCGTGAGCATTCGTGGATTGGAGCAACATGCGATTGATGGATCGTAACATATCATTCAACCCGGTAGTGCTCTTTTCCAGTAAGATTTTTTGTTCGGGGGAAAGAGTTTTGTAAAGTACGCGATGAAGTTTGAGTTCGGTTTCGATAGGGCGTTTCAAGTCATGCACGATGTTGTGCACGAAAACCTCCCGGTATTTTCCGGTTCTTTTTTCCCAGCGGAGCGTGTGGAAAAGTGAAATGACACAAAAAATAAGTAATAGGGCGACGAAAAGAGTTAACAGGATTTGGTTGCCAGCCAAATTTAGGAATAGTTTGAAAGGGTAATTATAGGAGGCGTATAACGTGTCTTTAGTAAGAAAACCTAATGGCATCTTTAATTCGCACGAGCGAGGTGGGATCCAACTGGATGGATAGGAGGCTTTCATTTGGTTGATGCTATCCTTGATGGCAAAATTGATGGGCAGGTTCTCGATGGCGCTGGAATCTCGTTTTGCTTGCAGGTAGCTGTAAAAATGTTGTAAGGTCCAACGAGAAGGGTCTTGTATGTCGTAATCACTTTGTTCGATGATTTGATGTATTTTGTCTTCCGTTTTTAATTGAAAACGGGAAATCTGGTCGTTAATAATATAGGTTAATCGATTATTTTTTGGATTGAAACTGACAGTTTGTTTTGGATCTGCCATTTTCATGTTAAATTCATAAATTGCGTTAGTAATCCATTCATTTTGTTGGGCCATGTATATTGTCTTTTCATGCCGGTGCAATTGCATGATGTAAAATAATTGGCTAAACAGGATGATTAGCCCGGCAAGAATGGCAATAAACCAGTAATATTTTGAACTCCGACCCATTTTCAGTGTTTTTTTCCTCGTATCAAAGATATTGATTTTGCAACCCTTGTGCAACCGTTTTATTCGAAAAATAAGCTCTAAAGGCTTATTTTTACCCAAAAATTTATAGTTATGAAAAGGATGTGGTACGTGTTAATAATTTCAGTGTTTCTAGCAAGCATGATTTCGCTGAATGTGAATTTGAGTTTTCAAAAAAGTAGTGAGGGTGATTCAACGTTGGCCTTGGAAAATATCGAGGCTTTGGGCTCCCCAGAAGCAGGAGTAGGTTTCAAGCATTGCACTCAAGCAGGAGGATATTGTTTTGAGAATGGAATTAAAGTTCACGGTATATCAATGAAGGACGAATGAAACATCTGGTATTATATTGTTTGTTAGGGAGTCTTTCTCTGGGATGTGCGGATCATCGCATAGAGGAAGATAACTTGAATGCTGTTAAAGATGAACGGGTTATTACTACTCGTTTGGCTGATATATCCCAGTGGGGAATACAGAAAGTGAACGGGTTTGCGAAACAAGGAAGCCGGGTTGTCGTGGAAACTGGGGTGGAGTATGGAGGGATCAAGACAATTGATTTGAATCATCCGGGGGCGATGGATCCAATGGGGCGTGGTGAATCTTCGAATGATCGTTTCCGGAGTTTGAGTTCGTTCAACTCGTTCGACGGGGAGACCGTGACGGCCTTGGATTTCAGGAAGGGCGAGCTGGTCGTGAACGCGGTCTCGTTTCTTGCTCGTTCTGGAAACTCGGAGACCGTGATTAAACTCCCCTCGGGTGAACAACACTTGATCGCGGCACGGGTGGGAGATCGAGTGATTGCCACGGGGTTGTATGACGAGGGACGCTACCTGTTGTATTCCTTGCCGGATCAATCCGCCCGTTATTTT